TTGCGACAGTTAATTGATGCAGGTACTCTTGCCAATCTACCAGCAGGATTTAAAGCACGTGGCATGCGTATACGTGATCATGATCAACCTTTACAACCAGGAGAGTTTAGAGATGTAGATGTTACAGGACAATCTATAAAAGAATCTTTACTACCTTTACCGTACAGAGAACCTTCTCAAACATTGTTTGCGTTACTTGGTTTTGCTGTTGACGCAGGTAAAGCATTTGCTGCGATAGCAGATATGAAAATGGGCGAAGGTAATGAACAAAATCCTGTTGGCACAACTCTTGCATTATTAGAGCGTGGCACAAAAGTCATGAGTGCAATACAAAAAAGATTACACTTTTCACAAAGAAAAGAATTTAAGTTATTAGCAAACTCAATCAAAATGTTTACACCACCTGAGTATCCATACCAGGTTATTGGTGGTAACAGAATGATTAAACAAGCTGACTTTGATGATCGTGTTGATATCATACCTGTTAGTGATCCAAATATATTTTCTATGTCACAACGTGTCATGTTGGCACAACAACAATTACAGTTAGCATCAGCTGCACCACAAATGCACAATTTACGTGAAGCATACAGACGTATGTATCAAGCAATGGGTGTTGACAACATTGATGCAATATTAAAACCAGATCAAAATCAGCCAGCACCGATGAGTCCTGCTGTAGAAAACGCAATGGCCATGAAAGGCAAACCATTGAAAGTATTTCCACAACAAGATCATTCTGCACATATGAAAGCACATGCTGAATTTATGTTTACAAGAATGGTGCAAATCAATCCACCATTGTATTCCATGTTGCAAGCACACATGTCAGAACACATTGCAGCAATGGCTGGTATGCAAGTTCAAAAACAATTTGCAGAGCAGGAACAAAAATTACAAATGGCAATGCAACAAAGTCAAATGAATCCTCAAATGATGCAACAGTTACAAATGCAGGCACAACAAATGGCTAATGAAAAAGCAAATGCTATTGCAAAAATAGAAGCTGAAATTACAACTCAACTTGCACAAGATGAAGAAGCAAGAACGAAGAGAGAGCAACAAGATCCTCTTGTAAAATTAAAACAACAAGAGATAGATCTAAGAGCAGCAGAAGTAATGTCACGTCAACAAGACATGCAAACTAAAACAGTTATGGATGCAGCAAGACTTGACATGGATCGCGATAAGATAGAAGCTGATACTACCATTAAATTAATGGAAACAGCTGATCGTATTGACGATAGAGCTGCAAAAAATGCTTTGAATAATTTAAAAGAAAATGTTTCTTTAACTAAAGAAGCGATGAAAAATGAAACAACGGTGAGGACAAATGACAGACGAAATAAGCAAGGTCAAGAAGATCAGTGATGCTATGCAAGATATTGATAATCTTGCAAAATCATTATCAAAAAGATCAGAAGATGATCTACTGATTTGTGCAGCTTTGTTAGCTGTAACTAGACAACGTTATGTTGAAGTTTTAGGTAGTGAACAAACTTCCTTTATCTTTCAATCTGTTGTAGAGTCCTTTGACTATTACAACAACTACGGGGATGGTTTAGATGTCCCTGTAACAATACACTAGGAGGTAACTATGAAGTTATTACAAGACCTGTGGGCCCACCTTAAAGAGTGGAGCGATTGGGGTATGAAAGACTGGATTAAAGCCGGTATCGTAGCCGTAATCGTAATTATTGTTCTACAGTCAATGATAGGTGCTTAATGAAACCTTTTGTTGACAGACAAAGAAAAAGCATGGAGGCTTCACGCAAAGAGCGTGAAGCCAAAGCTCAAGAAGAACGTCAGTTCATGACAAGCTTTAATCCAAACACAGCGGATAGAAAAGATTTTACAAGATTCAGAGAAAATTTAAAAAAACAAGCAGCAAAAGCCGTCGGTGCAAAATTTAATCCAAGCGGTAGTATTGGTATTATGGGGTTAGACAAAGCTGCAGCATTTGACGCGTTGTATACTAAACCTTATCAAAAAATGATGAATATGTACATGCGTACTAATCCAAGAGACTATGAAGAAAATTTTCCTACCTCTTATGCTATACAAAGAGCAATACCGTTTGCAGCAGAAAAAGCAATAGGTGCACTTACAGGCATACCATTTCTTGGTAACATGTTACCAAAAAGAACAAACGAATTATTAGGTGATTTAAGTTATTTGGATTACAGACCAAATAGATTGATGACAAAACCAGATAACATCAGTGAAGAGTTACTACAAGTTGTAGAAGAAAATAATCCATACGAAGCATATTATAGACAATTCTTTCCAGCAGCTTTACCAGATTATTTCTATCAGTTTATGGATAACGAAATGTTACCATATATTTTAGGTATGGAATAATGAGCCGAAGCAGATATTTAGCGAGAACTTCAGCTGCAGGTGTAGGAACCAACGTAAGTGGTATTAAAGGTCCAATTAGAGATGTAAAAGCAGAAGAAGAACAAAAAATAGAACGACCTCTTGCTTCACAACCAACTTTTCAAAAACAAAAAACCAGTTACACTCCACCACAAGAAATTTACGCACCTCGAACAACAGTAACAACAGCAGACGGAGTAGATAAAACAGTGCCTACTTCAAACATGATAGGCATAGATGCTGAAACTGTAGATGATTTAGGTTTTTTTGATGAAAGATTAGATGATCCTGACAATCAATTTTTTCTATCTGATGATACATTAAGATTTTATGGTGTGGATCCTGGATCTTTTTTCATGGGTTCAGGAGGAATACAAATACCACAAGAATTATATCAAATGCTTATAGAGGGCAGTTTAGTTGGTCAAATGGAAGCAGACAATCCAGCTTTGATTGGTTTAAGAGATAAAGATAACAATCTTGTAGCAACAACGGAATCAGGCACAGGAACTTACTCAGATCTTGAAGCTGGTCAACATCCATTATTAAGTGGATTAAAAGAATATTATGATATTATGAGTGGTAAAGCTTTTGCACCTTTTACAGGTGGTGGAGGTGGAGCAGATTTCGAGACAGGTGGGGGCGGAACGTATGGAGCTGGTATAGCTTCAGGATTGTTAAATCAAAGACCAAAACAACTAGGTGATGAAGAAGATATACCCGGACAAAAACGTTTACTTCAGTACATGGTTAATGTACATAGAGGTAATCCATATACAAAATTAGCCATGCGTAAAAAAGACGGTGGTTTAGCAACAATAGTAGGAGATTAGAATGTGGCAATTATTAGCAAAACCATTATTGGGAGTAGCCGTAGATGGAATCAAAGGTTTTGTAGAAACCAGGAAATTGAAGGGTGAGGTAAAAATAGCTCAAATACAAGCAGAGAAGAAAAAAAACGAAGACATAGCGGCAGGTAAAATTAAATGGGAAGCATCAGCCGTGGATCAAATGAAAGGATCGTGGAAAGATGAGCTAATTTTAATTTGCCTATTGGCGCCAGCAATTGCAGTCTTCGTGCCTAGTTGGACACCACATATAAAAGAAGGATTTGAAGCCTTGCATTCTCTACCAGATTATTATAAACATTTACTTTACTTGGCGTGCTCAGTAAGCTTTGGGGTCAAAGCTGGTCCTGCAGCAATGTCACTATTTAAAAAGGGGAAATAACTATGAAAGAAGTAGACAAGAAAAAAAATCCTGGTCTAGCTAAATTACCAACTAAAGTTAGAAATAAGATGGGTTATAAAAAAAGAGGTGGCAAAGTTGTCGCTAAGAAAAAAGGTGGTGCTGTCAAAAAAATGGGTGGCGGCATGATGAAAAAAGATCAAATGATGGGCTATAAAGTTGGCGGTTTGAAAGAAGCTGCAGCTAAATTAAAAGCTCAGAAAATGAGAAGAGGAGGCATAAAGAGAAAATAATGGGTAAACTATGTCCTAAAGGTAAAGCGGCAGCAAAGCGTAAATTTAAAGTATATCCAAGTGCGTATGCTAACATGTATGCTAGTGCTGTATGTTCTGGTAAAGTTACACCTGGTGGCAAAAAGAAAAAAGCTGCTGGTGGTTTTAATAAAAATGGTAATGGCGTTTCTCAATCTAGAAAACAAATTTCTGGTCAAAGAAAAGTTAATTTTGCAAATGGCGGTGCCAATATAACATCTGCAGGATGTGGTATGGTAGCTGAAAATAAGAGAAAGCAAACTAAACTTTACGTGTAATGGCCAAAAAAGGTTTACGTTCTTGGGTACAAGAAAATTGGGTTGATATAGCCAATAAAAAATCAGATGGATCATATCCTAAATGTGGTAGATCTGGT